TTGATTGCATCCTTATGGCGAAAGGAAGCTAATAAGTGGCTCGTCATATCCTTCAACCTCGCGATGGGGTTATGTTTTCTGCAATTGCAGCGGATGTAACTCAAAAATCAACGGACCAAGGAAACTTCGGATTCCCGCTTGAATTTTCTCAATACAATTGCATAGCATATCAGGCATGGTGGGCTGGATTAGATGGATCTGGAGTTTTCAAACTTCAGGTTTCTCTAAAATCCAATCCAACTGAGAACGATTGGGTTGATAAAATCGGTGGAGAGATCGAAACGGTTGGAGCTTCTGGAACTGATATAAATGTCATATCTAATATCGGCGAAAAATCCATAAGAATCGTATGGGTTCCAGATGCTAACACAACTGGCATTGTTAGCGCAGAGGCGATGGCGAAAGATTCGTCTGGACCAGCTAATTTTACTAGGCAAGATCCACTGGAAGTAACTGCATCTTTTACTGGATTAAGAAATGGTGGAAAGATCCAATTGGTAGAAGTACCGAATAATTCTTGGATAGCATTGCCACCTATTCCTTTGGCTGGTAGAAATTCACTTTCAATTCAAAATATTTCTGGGATAGAGATAAAGATTGGTTACGATAATCTTGAGGCTGATTATTTTGGAGTTACTATATCGGATGGCATGGAAAGATTCTATGATGCGTCTGACACAATTACTATTTACGCAAAAGCAAAGACCGGACTTGCTACGATAATGATTGAGGAATTGAGCTAGTGGCTGCAATTAGTAGTACAAATATAAGGATGGAGGTCATTTCTAATGGAATTGGCCTTGTATTAGAAAATACAGAATCTTTAAGTGTCGAAGTTAACAAGCAATCAATTATATCAGAAGTTGTAACTACTGGAAAAAAATGGAGAATTCAATACGTAGAGGTTTTATGTCGTGGATATGGTAGATGGGAAATTTTAGCAGATGGAGTGAGAATTGGCGGTGGATTGACAGATCCTTCTCATTGCCACGACAGAACAGAGCTACCAGATTTTTACGAGATTGATTCAGGAAAAACGATAGAGGTGCTATACTTATATACGCATGGGCCAAATGCGATGCCTGTAGATGTCTTTATAGGCATACTCGAATTTTAAATTCCATGGAGGATTAAAAAATGGCTGAACCAAGAGCAAGCTGGACCGTATTGGAAGACCCTACAGATCAGGCGGGACTTCCTTTGCACAAGGTGTTGGAAGATGATGAATGTTCTGGAAAAAATGCGTTAGCAGCATTGGGATTCAAGAACTCCGTTGGTAAACTTCGCTACCCATTGGTTGATGGTAATGACAGACTTGTTGTTGCTGGTGATGCCAATGATACCGCAAATCTGTCGGCTAGAGGAGAAAAAGTAGCTGGTTCGGCTACGTTGGCACTTGTTACTGGTGCTTTGATTGATTTGGTAAACGATTTAACATACAACACAATTGGTTTGATTGTATCGTGCTTTCGCGATGCTCACTTCCAATTGATTTTTACTGACAGCTCAAGCGGATCTCCTGTTGAAACTATCCTTGCAGACGTGCTTGTTGACGCTGGTCAACCGACATATGGGGTTCAGCTAACAGGTGTTTCCTTCGTAGCTGGTGCTACTGGCGCACAGACTCTTTCATTGAAGGCTTTGAATCTGAATGCGTTATCGGCTCTTCGCGGAACAATATCGGCAGTCGAAGTTCAGCCAGCTCCTATTCCGACTCCATAGCCGGAATATAGTTTTTGAGGTTGTTGATAAATTAAAATTATAAAGGAGTGTAAATATGTTGCTTTTTGAACGTCCAGCTTTTAAAAGTGGCCTTATGATCGTTAGAGTTTCTGCCGAAGGTACGCCTTATTCCTTCGCACTGAAACCTTCTGACAAAGGTACGGAAGTAGATTTTGGTGTTGCAAGTGCAGCCGTACTTGCTAAGTATCCTTCTTTCTTCTCGATTCCGGTATAAGGAAGAACGATGAAGATAAGAACGATTATTTCAAGTCTTCTCTTGGCCATGGTTGGTTCTCCAGCCATGGCCATTGACCTATATCCAGAATTCGATATAGGAGCGCAACTTGATGACGTAGCTACGTCTACTCCAGCAGAAAATGGATATAATTTTCTTAGGATTACTCCTCAAAGAGGATTGCACATAAATCTAAGAAATCAATCTGGTACTGAAATTAGTACATCTTCAAATCCATTGGTTACAAAAATTATTGGAGCAACCAATGGAACGGAAATTGGAAATGTACACGACCGTCTTAAAGTCGATATGCAACTTAGTTCTCAAACTTCCACGGTTCCATCTTGGTCGAAAAATCTTAGATATATTGATATGAATGCAAGCTCTGGCGGAATTGCTAGATCAACTTCTATCGCAGCCTCAGCAACTTGGACTACCATTTTTAGTTATACTGGATCTGGATTTGTTGCTGGATTAATTATTAACGTAGAAACATTTGCTGGATGGGAATTTCGTCTTTTAATAGACGGAGAAGTCATATTTGATATGTTAGATTCAGATATTACTGGAGATACTGTTTATGACTTCGATGATTTTACGGACGTTAACCAAGCATACTTGGGTATATCTAAAGGATCTCATGATAGGTTTTTATTTCATTCACCGATGAATAGTCCTATATATTATTCTAGTTCTGTTCAAGTACAGATAAGAAGACCGACGGCTGCTGCGAAGAAATTTCAAGCCGGATTAATGATATTGAGTAAGGAAACATGACACAATATATATTAAAAAAAATAACCGATCTTAATTCTGAAAATTCTGTTTTCTGTCTTCAGGGATTTAAAGGAGAGGCAGAACCAGATAAAGTAAGCATTATTGATTTTGTATTTACAGACGAAAGATGGCTAACTGGTGCGTTTGTTCTTATAAAGGGTGGACATTGGATAGATAACGCGGATGTCCATATCATGTACAAAAATGAAAATAATGAAGAGGTTCTTCTTTATACTTTCGCAAAAGACATAGTCATATCAGACGATTCTCAATTTCAACTTCAAATAGAAGTTCCATACGTTTCCTTAACGCAAGCGGGTGTATTCTTTAGGGTTGAATATACAAATAATCATCCTACTGAAACCGTAAAAGTTGGGTTAAATCTTATAACTCATCGACCAAAGGATACTATTTAATGTGGCCATTCAACAAAAAAATACCCGTAGCATCTCCTATGGTTAATGATCGTCGAGAGGATGATAATTTAACCGTAATTCCTATGGAAAAGAGTTTTGATTGGGCGCATTATCAAGCAATTGCTCATGGCGGGATAAGCGCAGCGTACCAAGACGAGTATGATTTTCAGCCTACTATCAGGGTTTTGAAGTCTTTGTATGCAAGAGAACCGTGGGTTGCATTTCCGGTTAACGCCATATCGCGTCAATTTCTACATAGCAGACACGTTTTGGCATTTAAGGCGACTCCTGAAGGAGATGAGCAGTTAATCTATCAACATCCGATGTTGAGCTATTTATCAACAGCGGGAAAAGAAAACCCTTCATTTTTCACTTCTAACAACATAATTGACTTGTTGCTTACGGGAAACGCATATGTCTGGATGTCAAAAGATTTAAGGGACAAAACAAGACTTCCTTCTGAACGTGTTGACATGAGATTTTCAAATGGTCAGCTACAAAGCTATCAGGTTACAAATCCAAACGCAGATCCTTCTGGCTTCTCTGGTGGCGGTACTTTGGAATTGCTTCCAGAGGAAGTAATTCATTTTATGTTACCGAATCCTTACAGCTCACACGTTGGTATGTCGCTATTCATGGCTATCCATCTTCCGGTTTTAATTGATAAGTACGGAAGAGAATTTATTGTTGGCTTCTTTATGAGGGGCGGTCATACGTCTGCCATCATTGAGACAGAAGCCACGAACGCTGACCAGCTCACACGGTTCGTCAAATCCATCATGCAAGCCATTGGCGGTAGGCGCAACACTCACGCTGACAAGGTACTACCCAAAGGTGCTAGGCTTGCTGGATCGGCCGCAAAATTTTCGGAGATCACTCTCAATGAGATTTTGAAAGATAACCAGACGATGTTTAGGGCGGCTACTGGTTGCACCAATACCATCCTTGGTATCGCTGACGGTGTGAACAGAGCAACAGCTATGGCTGAGATGGAGCATTTCTGGAAGATGACCATATTGCCATTGCAGTATATGTATTGCTCAGCGATCAAGCATTCGTCTCTATGGTGGAGATTTGGATTAGACGACAGATATGAGCTACGATTCGATAATAGTCGGATTGAATATCTCGATGACTTCAGTAGAAAGCTTGACGAAGACATCAAGTTAAAGCCAGTTCTTACGGTTAACGAAAGAAGGATGAGACTTGGATTTGATTTGATCCCAAGGATAGAAGACAAATTTGAAAGTGAAATGACGGTAGCACCGGCAGCGGTTCCTTTTACATTTGCGCTTCCACAGGAATCTGTTGAAACCAAGGAATTATTTGGAGAGATTCAGGAAGAAAAAAAAAATGAATTAGAAGAGCTGGTTAAAATAAAATCAGAGCTTCCTGCGTTACAAGATCCTGCTGGTAGGCCAGAAGGTTACTTTCAAAGAGAATTTGGTCGTTGGGAAGATATCGTCCTGGCTAACCTAAAGAGCGTGAGCAAAGCAAAACAAATCATTTCAAACAGATCAAAGCCATTCTCTGAGGGATTGAACAATATTCTTATAAAAGACGTATCGAATGTTTATGATTATCATATCAGTCGATTGAAGAAGTCAAAAAGCTACAAACGAGTAAAAGACGAGAATACTCAAAGAGATAGAGAATCGAAGCTTCAGGATCTAAAAGAGAGAGCCATGTTGGTTCTTAGCGGTGAGATACTGAAAAATAATGAAACAAGCTTTTCTGGTTATTCCGAACAAAATATGCAACCGATCTATGATCTTATCGAAAATAGCCTTAGAGACGGAATGAGCCTAGATGACGTAGCATCTGAGGTTAGAAAAAAATTCAGCGAGTTCTATGAAGGTCAGGCAAAGACCATAGTTAGGACAGAATTTGCTTGTGCGATGGCACTTTCAAATTACAGATTTGGTAGTGATTTGGCTACCATAACAAAGAAAACAAGAAAAAAATGGATCACGATGGATGACATCCATTCAAGACCAAAACATTTGGCTCTTGACGGAAAAGAGGTTGTCGGAGAATCTGAAAAAGTACCAAACATGAGATTTAAGATTGGTGAGCAAGAATATCTGCGATATCCTAAAGATCCATCCGGTAATCCAGAAGATGTGATAAACTGTAGATGTGACATGATATGGGATGTAGTTGAGTGGGAGTAAATCAATGCTCGTAAAATTGTTTTCAGATAGTTCTCCATCAAGGCCAGCGGTTAGCGATTCTGTTGCCCTTGAAAGATGGAGATCATCTGTACTTGTAGACATACAAAAACGAGTATCACCCAAAGCGTATTCCAGAATCGAAGAAAAATTCCTCAAACCTCAGATATGGAAAGCAACGGCAAGCACGGTTACCAAGGCTGCTAACATGGCTGCTGAAGACGAGATGATTATTGAAGGGTGGGCTAACGCAGCCGATCCAGATCGAGGCCGCGAGCTTATCTTAAATTCAGCATGGAAGACTGAAAACTACGATTTGAACCCAATAATTCTATTTAACCATAATCAGAACTGGCCAATAGGGTCATGTGTGGAGTATAAAGTAGAAGATCAAGGTCTGTATTATCGGGCATCTATAGGAAAGCCATCTGCATATCCGACGATGACAGAAACGCAGATCATGTGCAGGTCACTTTTGGCTCAAGGAATTCTTAGAGCGTCTAGCGTCGGATTTCTTCCGTTCAACATCGAATATGATGAAGAAAATGACGTTCTAAGATATACTGAAGTGGAGCTGCTCGAAATATCACTATGTTCCATTCCGATGCAGCAAGGATCATTGCTTGATAGCGTTGGTCCAGCAGCTAAATCAATGAATACAAACGCTATTAAACAAGGGGTAAAGAAGATGGATCAAGCACAATTCGACGAACTCAAGGCATTATTGGCAAAGATTCTTGAAGTATGTTCTGCTGGGGAAAAACCCAAAGAACCACCCAAAGAACCACCCAAAGAACCGGGTGCCGATCCTGCTGCCGCTAAGTCGGAAGAAGTTAAGTTTTTGATTGGTAAAATCAAAGAGCTTGAAGCTACCGTTGCAAGCGTAAAAGCGGAAAAAGACGCAGTAGAAAAAGACGCAGAAGAATTGGTTGCTGCTCTTCAGAAACAAGGCGTTAAATTGGATTGATTTTGGCTTATCGCGCCGCGAGAGGCGTTTTTTAAACTTTTTTAGGAAGGGTTATATCATGGGGCTTAGAATTAAATTAGCCTCCGCCGTTAAAGCGATCAACGCTCAAGGCGCAGCGGCTTCTCATGCTCGCGGCGAACAGGTTGATGCAGCATTAGGTGGGGCAAACAACGGTTCATTCTTTATCAACAAAAGCATTGCTTCTCATCTGGTTGGGTTGCCCATGCTTTATGGTCGCAAGTCTCTTGCTGACATGCTTGGCGTTGGCGACGATACCAGCGATGGTTATAGCCGAAACCAAGTGATTCCTTCGGTTAACTTCGGGAAAAAAGCTCTTCACGTCCCCGATGAATTGAGAGCTCTTGGTCTTGAACTGAAGCGCGACATTCATAACTGCTTCATTCAGCAATTGATTATCGCCCACAAGTCGAAAATGCCGGTACGCGTCGAAGAGACACCGTATTTTCAGCATGTCGTTGCTCCCAAATTGAAGGCGTTCAATGTGACCGACTTCTCTAACTGGATTCCGACACTCAATACTCGGTTTTACTTCGAAGAATTCGAAATCGAACCAGGAATTGAGAAGTATTTCGAGCAGATCCAGATGCAGTCGAGAACTGAAACCGTACCGGGTGCAGTGAATCGTCTCAAAGGTCGTTTGGAATCTGATA